TACGTAATTTATTATGAAGTAGTTAAGTCGGCTACTAAGCCACTTGCACCTTCATTTCTTGATTCAAGAGTAGCTTCTACTAAAAGCTGTCTTTTTTCTGAATCACCAGTCTTAGCAAGTTCATGCATAGAGAAGTCTCTTAGGAACGCAATGCCCCAATATTCCATGTCTAGTACATAAGCGTCTCTATCTCTAGAGAATCTATTAGGTACTACTTGCAATTGACCAAAGTCAGATGCGTATACGTCAACTGATGTATATAAAGTAGCGTCTGCACCTGCATCAAATCTAGTAGAGTTACCAGTAAATCCTGATAATTTCTGCTTATTGAAAGGGCCACACATAACCATAGATGGATCTCCACCAGCATTCCATACTGATTTGATGACATCTTTTAATTGTGCTTCTGTGAATGCTCTTTGTGTTCCATCAGTTCTAGCAGTGTTTCCAATACCAGCTCCTGTTGTACCATCTGCAGCTTTGTTATCATTAGTGATAGTCCAAGCTCCAAGAGTTCCCATTTTTCTTGCAGTTGTTGCATTTCCACCTACTTCGGCAATATTGCCAGTGATACATGCTTCCATATCTCTTTTAAGCTCTTTAGCTCTCTTAGCGATTTGGTATGCAACTTCTGATGCTCTACCTGCTTTATCAACAGACTCTTGAGTTCCAGTAATAACTACAGTTTTATCCATAATTTGCGAACTGTTAGAAAGTCTAACTGTTGCTACTGAAGCGTCTAAACCTGCTTCATCACCTTCAATAACTGCATTGTTAGATGCTGCTGCTGCAAGTGCGTCTGTTTGCCATTCGTGAAGAACAGCAGTTGCTTTAGTTTTAGCTGCTGAGCTTAAAAATGGAGTATCTGTAGGTGCTATTGAATAAATAACGTCTGAAAGATCTTCTCTTTCACCTACTGAATCATACGTATCGAACGTATTAGTTGGTTGTGCCATTGTATTATTTCCTTTGTTGAGATTTAAGATTAATCATATCGGCTATGGCAGACTGGGCATCTTTTATATGACCAGACTTTCTTAGCGTATTGATTTTATTTCTTACGCTCTCTCTACCTGAACTACTATTCGATTTTGCAACACCAGCTTTTAAAACCCTTGGAGCATTTGCTATCTTCTTAGATACAATAGGTCTTTTGTCTGTTTGAGTTTTAAAGCTCATAGCATCTTTTGCTACCATTAAAAACCTATGGTCTGCAAGACTACCAATTTCTTGATCATTAAAACCGTAATCACGTAATGAATTACGCATACTAAGTTTAAAGGTATCAATTTTATTTGGATCGCTAAACTCTGGTATTTTTGTTGCAGCAAGTTCCTTTTGTGTATTAAGATAAGATTCATACTGTTGAGATTGAACCTGTCTAGCTTTATTTTTTAATCCTTCTATTCTGCTACTTTCTTGTCTTAATTCAAAGTCAAGTCTAGAAGCTTCTGAGGGATCTTCTTGATAAAGTTTAGCAAGGTCTTGTCCACCTTGTTTCTGTTTCACATATTGATCTGCTGTCGAAATTAAATCGTTTAGTTCTGATAAACGAGTATCGTAACTTTGACTCAAACTACTCTTTTGGTTTTCAAGATCTCTCTTTTCCATACCTAAAGTGTGAGTTTTTTGTCTGTAATCCGAGTCTCTAGAATATCCTGCTTTCAGCTCATCGAGGCTCACCTCTAACTCTTGACCACTTACTTTTACTCGGTGGAGTTCTGGTGTCTCTAATTCTGTTGTAGTTTCTTCTTCAGTCTCAGTATTTTCAGGAGCTTGTTCAGGAGTGGGTTTCGATTCCTCACTTTCTGGTACTTCCTGTTTCTCAGGAATTGGCTCTGATGGTTCAACATTAGTTGCTGGTACTTGATTGTCCTTTTGGGGATTCAGTAATCCATCTATTTTATCTGCTGCACCTTCTGTGTTTTCTGACATGATCGTTCCTTATGGGTTGACGAATTTGAAGTTTCGTTAGATTAACTTCGTTTATTTAATTGCTCAATATCGGCTTGAGCTAACCTTCCACTTGACATAACACTTAGTAAATGTCCTTTGATTTTATCCACCATATTAAAGGCTACCCAAAGGTTTCTACGAGTATCATCGTCTGCGAAACTTGTGTTAAAGATCTCTAGTCTGTAAATATCAGAAAGATCTTCAAATGCTTTCTTTAGAAGGGGATCGTCCAGCAGTTGCTGAGCTCTCTTGCCCTCCCTTATTAGTATTTCCTTGTCCATCATTAAAGAATTGCTTCTGTCCTCTCACTATTTGCCCCATTAGATCTCCTGATTTTTGTAGATCAGTTTGTTCTAACATGGATCTTCGTTTAAGTTCTAGTTCATCAATTTTGGTATTGTATTTCAATTCCATTTCTTTGATGGCTAGTTCATAGTCTAGAAGTGATTGTCTCATTCTGCCTTCTATATTCTTGCTCTCCGTTTCTGCCTTTAATTGTGCACGTTGGTTTTCACCTTGTACTTGGGCTAAAGTCACCTTCTCAAATTCAGTAGGTGGCTTAGGAGGAAGTTTAGGCATTTGTGCTGCTCCCACTTCTGGATCCATGAAGTATGGTTCTATACTATTTAGACCTGCATTTTCAACTAATTTTTTCAAAGAGTTGTAAATATTTCTTAGATTAACCATTGGGCCATGAACATTTTGTTGTAAATTGATTGCAGACATTTGTCTTTCTAATATCGCATTCATTAATATTAACTGTTGTTCTTTTGATCCAGTACCTAATCCTACTTGTACTGTGATATTAACTCTGTCTTTCCATTCGTAAGGTCTCATAGGAATATACTTTCCTCTGATCCTTACAATTTTTTCTTTATTTTGGTATTTGCAAGTAAGCTCGAACATCTTTAAGGCTAGATCTTTTACACCAGTCTCAGCAAAGATTCTGGCGATTAACTCCATTCTCATTTGTGATTGTGTTAGAATTTGGTTCTGGCCAGTTGCTGTACTATTTAGTGCATTTGCATCTAGCCCTTGTGATTGTCTTGTTACACCTGTTCTTGTTTCCTTAACGGAATCTAGGTAGGCTAACATACCACTTGCTTGTTCTGTAATGGGTTGAGCCTGAATAGGCATCATCACATTTTGAGGAGGTTGTTTTGTTCTTACAATTCCTCCTGGACGATTTGTTAAAAGATCATCCATTGAAACTTGTCCATCTTGTACTGCAACTCTATTATTATTTGTTAGATACATATTGTCTAACATCTGTCGCATTACAGTTGATTTAATTAATTGTATATCTTCTACTAATTCAGCTATACTTCTACCATAGAATCTGTGTGGCATGATAACTGGAGTCATAGAAACAAAAGGCATAGTATCTATTTCTTCCATATCAAGAAGTTTTTTACCATCACCTGCTACGCAAATTTTTAGTAATTCTGCTTTACCATCTCCATCTACATCCATTCTAACATAGCATTCATGAATTAAAATATCTTGTGTACTTTTATCTCCATCAGATTCTCCATGAGAAAAGTCTACGTTTTGATGTCTAGTAAATTTATCTTCACTATAAAAATCTCCATCACCAGTAGGTAACGAGTCAACTAAATCTTTATCATAACCCATCTCAACTAATTCTGTTCTTGTTTTGTTCACTCTATGACAAACAAAGTTTGCAGTATCAATTGACTTACATCTACGTTCAATTAGAAATTCTTCTGGTGGAACTGGTTCTATTCTTACTTTACCATAAATTTTTGTTCTATGGATTACTACATCATGTAGTGTAATTTTATCTATCTCTTTACCAGACTCATCTGTAATAGGTTCTTTGTAAGCAGTATGAGCTGATACTTTAATCATATCAAGAGATACTAAATCATTAAACTCATCTTCAGTTAATCTCTTGTATTCTTCTCTTTCAATTTTTTCTGCATCATCCCAATATACTTTTAAGATTCCGTTCTTTTGAATTAGTGCGTCTTTGAATGCTGTATATAAACAAAGGAAACCATCATTCTCTTTATAGAAAATATAGTTTAAATAATCTGAACATTGTCTAGCCATTTCTTCATCTTCTGGCCCCATACCTTCACAGTTAAATACATTATCACCTGATGTAAAAATTCTCATCAATGATGGCATTAAACTTTCTACTGTATCTAAAACATCGTTAGAAACAACTTGAGAACGACCTTCTTGTTCATTACCAAGAGGTTCGCCTAAATAATATTCTAATGATTTTTTTCTAGCAGATACAAGTTCTCCACCAATGTAACCTGATGCGTTATGTATTTCTCTGCTTACTACTGATAATATTTCTTGATTTGATTTTTTGTTTTTCATACTACGTATTTTGTATCTATATTAATTGGTTTATCCCAGTCTGATGTATCAATTGGGTCGTGTACACATCCATATCTAAATGCATCACTTGCGTGTGAACACCAGTCGTGTAGAGGTTTATTTTTAAAAACTTGATTCTTGTCGTCCCATTGTTTTCGATACTGTCTCAAAGCATCTAATCCTGTTTTACATTTAACTCTGTCAAAATAACAATTAGGTAATGTATTTCTTACAGATTCGATTCCATGATCTACTTCTAACTTAGGTGCTACTTCAAAGTCAATACCTAATTCTCTTGAAACTTCTAATCTTGATTTACCTGTTCCTAACTCTCTCGCCATTATATCGTGAGGTGCTATATGTCTACTATAAGCATAATCTTTTTCCATTAAGATATTTGCATAGTGTGCTAATGATTCACCTGAAGTTTCGTAATAATCTATTAAATGAACTTCATCTCCAATTCTTTGTGCAAACCATATTGCAGTAGAATCTCCAATACCCAGGTCCCACCAAGTTTCTACACCAACAGCTTCGTCTACAGGTACTTCACCAATTCTTTTTTCTTTATCTGCTTTAGTTATTAATCTTCCAAAGTAACTTCCTGATACTGCAGCAGTAAATGAACATTCAAATTCTTGTTCGTACTGCTCAGGACTCATTATATCCTTAGCTTGTTTTAACTCGTCATCTGGGATTACCCCTGTTTCAGAAGCTCTGTATAGTTTCCCATACCAATCTTTATGACCACGTTGTGCAAAGTCAAATACTTCCCAAAACTGGTTATGTCCCATTGGAGTACCAATAAATAAAACCTTTCCTAATTTATCAGATACTGCTGGTCTTACAATCTCAGTCCATACTCTAGGTGACATGATAGCATATTCATCCATCACAACACTATCAAATCCCATTCCACGAATACTATCAGGATTATCTGCTCCAAAGATTTGTATACGTGAGTTGTTGAATAGATCTATTCTTAATTCTGTTTCGTTTCTGCTACCACCAAATTTCATTAATGGTGCTGTGTATTGTTTCAAATATTCCCAAGCGATACTCTTACCTTGACGATAAGTTGGTGCAATAAATGCACATAAGGATCTTGGTTTATCTGCTGCTGTCTTAATTAATTCGTTTATAGCTAGTACTGATTTTCCGAATCTCCTGTGACATACTAGAACACTAAATCTTTTTAATGAGTTGTGTACGTCTAGTTGATAAGGTCTTGGCTTATAGGGTATTTCTATGTTAGCAACTTTGTCTTTAGTCGTCTTTTTGCCAAGAGACTTTGATTGCGATTGGTTCATCTGTTCCTATTTTAGACGTTGATGATGCTAACCTAGGGTGAACAAATGGAGCTGCCTTTTCTGCTGCATACATTTTACGCTCAGGTGAGCTCATAGGATTGTTTAACACAGCTAATAGATAATCCAAAGGAGAATGTTGATATTTATCTGCCATATCTTCCATAGATTTCCACTTCTTCTTAGTGGCTGCACCTACAGGTCTACCAGCTCCAGGTCTTTTACCACCTAAGTTTGTAGACTTAACATCTTCTTTTTTTATTTCTTCTGACATTATGATTTTCTTCCTCTTTTATCAAACTGTCTTACTTTAGAATATTTAAATTTTTTAGCTTTACCTAATTTATATATTTGTGGAGTAGCTGCTATTGCAAGAGTTATTGGACTAAATGCAACTTTAGCTCCAAACTTGATACCCTTCTTCATTATTTGTTTTACCATAGAAGGTTTCTTTGGAGGTGACTTCATAAAGTTTTGATCGCCTTTATATATTTTCATTAGTAACCTCTTTTAACTTTCTTACCAGTTTTTTTAGCAGCTATCTTAGCTTTCTTTTTACCAGCTTTTGAATATGGGTATTTCTTTTTTCCTACCATTGGCATAATTATTATCCTTTTTTTTTATCTTTTTTATCTTTTTTAGGAAGTATACCTCTAACAGTTAATCCAAGTGCAACTCCTGATGTAATTGGGTAATCATAAAGTTTCTTACCTACACTTCCAAAATTAACATTTTTTCTTAATAATCTTCCTTCTCTACGTGTTTCAGCTGCAAAGTCTTTAGTAAAACTACCTTTGTAAACTCCATAGTCTTTTGTTATTGTAGCGTGTTTAGTAGCTACTTTTTTTTTTAAACCTTTTGCTTTATATATACTTTTGCCTTTTAATTCTTTTGCACTATTAAGTGCTGACTTAAAAAACCCTTTACCTATTGTTATCATTTTAATAAACCTTGTTGAGCAGCCATTCTTGCGTTAGGCATGGGTTGTTGACCACCACGTCTTTGACCCATTTGAGCCATTTGTTGTTGAGCTTGAGGATTCTGCTGTAATAATCCTTGTTGCTGTTGCTGTTGTTGTTGTTGTTTAGCTATCTCTGGCATAGCTTTAGCTTTAATAATTAAGGCTAATTGCTCTCCTTCTTCTGGAGTTAAGCTCATCATTTGTGTCGCTAGTTTTTCTAATTTATTTTTCATTTTGCTACCTTGTTTTTATTGGGGCCTTTTTTAATAATATAAGATTGAGTCCCATTAGCTCCTATTACGACTTCTTTTTTAAGGTTTCTGAATAGGCTCATTTCTTGTATTCTTTTGTAATTCTCTTTCAAGTAATTTTGTATTGATTTTGTATCTCTCATTAGCAGTTCCAAGCTCTTAATGATTTATTAATCCTACTATTAGGATCTCTTGCAGTCTTAGCAGAGGTAAGCTTCTTCTTCATGCCAGTCATTCTAGCACAGAACGATGCACGTCTTTTATTCCCTACTTTTTTACTAGGAGCTTTTAAAGTTCCCCCAGTTTGCTTCTTATAACTAGCTCTACCTTTAGCATTTAAGCCACCTTTTGGGTTTTTACCTGCTTTTCTTTGCCATGCTGCTGTTTGTGCCATTATTTCTTAGCAGTTGTAGCTGCTCTCCTAAAGTTAGCTGAAGTAGGTCTACCTTTTGACCCTTTCTTCTTCATTTTCTCTTTACTACCTGCAGCAATTCTCTTTCGCTTGGCGTGAATATTAGCATATAAACCTTTTTTAGCCATTATCTTCCTTGTCCCTTATATCTATTGTGACTTTGCTGTAGTTTTTCCGACTTCGATTTCGATTTTTTGTGGATTCCTGGTCGCCTTTTAGGCTTATCTCTAGGAATAAAGCTATTAAAGTTTTGCTTAGCCATTAATCGTCAAGAAATGCTAGTAATGATGCACCACCTACAGCTGACGCTGATTTAGGATATTTTTTAATTTTTTTTCCTACGAATTTAGTTCCTTGGTGTACCTTTTTAGATGCCCCTGTAATCGCCTGAGACGTTCCTGTAAACCCTGCTTTCCCTACTTTGTCTGCTACTACTGCAGATCCTTTTCCTATCTTTCTTTTGCCTTTATATAGCGTTTTAAGGATTCTTAATCCTACTGACGCTGCTGTTGGTATAATTGGTATCATAATGTTCCCTTTATCTGTTATAGTGGTGTACATAACCCCCCTATTGTCAGATAGTTCTGCGACTATCATGACGAAGGGGTGATTCTTAAACCCACCCTTTTTATTACTGTTGTTAGTTATTCAGCTCACTGTTGTTCGCTGTTCTTCTTTACTGTTGTTACTGTACTTCAACTGATGCTCGTTGGTCACTCGTGACAACGACATAAGTTGTATATATATATGTGGTAGTTAGTTAACCTTAGCTTGCCTATTGATTAACTGATTACCCAATATGAATTAACCTATTGATATGATGAGATATATTGATATCTACCCCAGTCAATAGCAACGTATAAAGTACCTATATCTACACTATTAAATAGATGGGTGCATAATCAACCAATGAAGGAGATAAGATATGTTAAGTACTATAATGATAAGCCTATTGTGTATATGGTTAGCTATAATGATAATAGGTCAAGTGATAAGTGGTGTAGTAGCCTATGGTCTATACAATACTTTCAAGGCTCAAAAATAATGGAGATGATGTATCTAGCGTTTATATTATCTATAATAATAACTTTAATATGGGGTAAGTAATAATGACAATTCACATATGGTTAGGACTAATAGCTATACTAAGTAGCTTTGTTATGTCCTTTCTAGGTGTAATCTTAATGATACATCTAGATTTCTGGTTAGGTGTATTATTAACAATAACAGGTATGGTTTGTTTAATTAGGAACATACCAAGAATAGGAGATGATATATGATAACGTATCAGATGTTACAACAAGTAGAGGGAGATAAAGACAAGTATGCTAATTACTATGTAAATGTATACCAATCTCCTTCAAGCGAAAATTCTGTTCTAGCCGAGCGTAGCAAAGAAATGGATAGAATATTACGTAAGCCAATTATCACTATCGCTAGTGATAGTAATAATCGTCAACCTAAAGGAGACAAATATGACTAAACAACAAACGTTTATACCGTACGCTGAGTCTAAATCAGCAGAGGAAAGAGCTGAGTATGTTAAAGCTAATCCTCACAAGTATATGCCTAAAGCACAATATGATTTGTTTACATCGTTAAACAATAAAATTGATGCATTAGATAGCAAGATGAATGAGATCTTAGCTAAAAAGTAGATAATTGGGTACACCCCCTCGTGATGAGGGGTTACCCCTAATAGGAGAATATATGACTGATAAACCAATAATGAGAGACCCTATGGACTCTGAACAAGCACAGAATATGAGTACAGCACATTATGTAAATGCTACTACTAAAGAGATAGAAGAAATTAAATGGAAGTTAATGGATTCAATACATTTTAACTTCAATGAAAGAGAGTGCAATATATTATATAGACTTGCTGCTTTCGATTTATTAACGTCTAGTGACTGTAAGTCAGCAATAATGCTAATGGCTCAGAAATTAGGTAATATAGCAATACCAAAGGAGGAAGATGAATAATTTAATACCTTATAAAGTAGAATATCGAAAAAGATCAGACCCATGGCATTATCCTGATGCAACTAAAAGTACTAAAATAGCTAGAATTGTGATGCGTAAAGAAGAAATAGAAGGACATCATGGCTATTCATGGGTACATGGACAAGTAGAAAGAAAATTTTTTAAACAATACGAAGGTTTAGAAGATAATCAATACTCTAGTGATAGATATATAATAACAAGAGTGAGGAAATGGAAATGACTAAAACTAAATTAGGAACACCTAAAAATTGGACTGCTAAAGGATGGGCAGAACACCTACTATGGCTATCATCATTCACAGATAACAAAGAGGTTAACTATGTACAGAGTAATAATAGAAGGAAAGTTCCGAGAAAATCCAATAAATCTCGCAAGAGCAGTCAAGCTACTGTATAACCAACAGTTCACTGGCTCGATAAGAAAAGAGAATATACTATGGTGGAAGAAATACTTTCTTAAAGTAATCCACCTACGTATTCTTTACCCAAAGATGGGATATATACAGATAGTTAAAGTGTATAGAGATAAAATACCATCAGTAAGGGTAGTGACAGTACCCACTAGCTCCGACAAGCGTGAGCTATTGGTTTTAAATAAAATATATGGAGGTGATAATGAAGCGTAAAAAAGCGTTTAATAACTATGTTATAAATAAAAATATAGCTAAAGTATTAGTATTACATAGAGTTTGGAATGGCATAACACAAGCACAGTTATCTAGTAACTTGTCTGTATCCTTTCAACAAATTCAAAAATACGAAAGATGTATTAATAGAATACCAGCAGAAAGCTTAATAGCTATATGCAAAGTAAGAGTATGGGACTTGCAACTATTTAGTTGTAATAACCCAGAAGTAATATTCGAAGAATGGTGCAAAGCTGTAGATAATACAGCAGTAGATAGCCCATACCCTAGGAGAGCAGGACAAATACAAAGATCTTGGGATAAGATAGATATAGTAGGAGAACAAAACTATTATAACGAACATAGTCCAAGATATAAAAATATAATCAACGAAATGAAGGGAGTTTGATGAATGGAATTTTTACTGTTATTCGATTTATTACTTTTACTGTTGGTGGTTTAGCCATTAGGAAAGGTTGGAATTGGCTCATCGAAGATGTCGATCCAATTCCTGGAAGTAAAGAGTTCGAGGAAGAATACATGAGAACATCAATTAAATATAATAGATTAACCAAAAAGAAGGAGCAACATGAGACGTATAGAAAAAGTAGGTGAAGTAATAGTAAGATCAATAACATTCCCATTAAGAATGGCGATAGGAATATGTAAGGCTATTGAAATCAATATGCCTGAAAAATTAGAAATGCCAATCGAAATAAAAAGGAAGGATAAAAATGCAGACGAAACTACCAGTTAAATCAAGAGTAGCAGATAAGTATAAGCCTATGCTTACTTATTATGCAGAACTTATAGGACTATGCCATGAGACTGTTGCAGAAACAGAATCATTAAGAATGCTAGACCCTATGGGTAAGAAAACTACAGCAACATCATTGTTTATTAGAGTTTGTCAAAGAATGGACAAATCAATAGACGCTAAAGAAGTTGCAGACAAGTTAGAAACTATAACTAAAACTAATGAACAAAGGAGCAAAGTAGCATAATGAGTAGTACTAGAACCCCTATAAGACAAGATGAGAAAGATTATATAGATAACTTCATTGATGTAAAGTATGACAGTAGAAAAGATACTTTAAAAACAGAAATGCAAGATACTATAGATCTTGAATCAGAAGGTAATTTTGATGCTTTCAAAGAAAAGTTAAAATTAACTAAACTACATCAAGAAGTTAAACAAAACTTTCAAGATCATGAAAAGTTTGCTAACGAAATGGATTCTACGTTACTCTTAAAAAAGGGTAAATTAGATAATTCAATCAATGACTTAGAAGTCAAGTTAGAAAACTGGAAGAAAGTTAGAAAATGGACTACAGAGATAGAAAGATCTCTAATAAAACATCCAGATGAGTTAGATAGATTGCTTAAAAAGCTATGTCATGAAGAAACTTCTCGTGACTTCTACTCTGGCCCAAGAGGTGCATCTCTACAAATGTTAGATATGTCTAAAGAATATTGTAGAAATTTACTTAATGCAGGTCAATCTCTTGCTACAGTTTGGAAAGTAATTGATACAGAAATGTCTAAGGAAAAGATAAATACATCTACAATTCCTAAACAAGAGTTCTTAGCAATTACTAAGTAATTAAATATGGTCAAAGCCCTACACATTTTGTGGGGCTTATCCCACTATAGAAAGGTAGTTATGACAAAAGTAGACGAAGCATTAGTATATTTTGATACAGATGATGGTAAAAAAGTATACGAGATAGAATACGATGTAACATATGTAACTAAATGGCAAGTATTAGCCAAAGATTATGACGAAGCATTTAAAATCTGGTTAGAAGAACATAAGATAGATATGTCTACAGAAGATGGCAAAGATACAGTTTGTTCTTATGCTAAAGATTATACTCAAATAGGGAAATGCACAAAGATTGCAACAATTACTTACAACAAGAAAGATGATGAGGTTAGTTATGATGAAACTTAAAGACCAAACAGACTTACTAGACAAAGCAACTAACAAAGCTATTAAACAAATAACTAAAGAACGTGCAGGTAAGAAACGTAACTTTATATTAGAATGGTTTAGATACGTAGAATTAGTAAGTAAACAATTAACTAAATGGATGAACTAATGAAAAAACAAAAAGTAATAACCATAGCACCAAAAGCTGAACACAGTAGCACTTATGTATTTTATAATACAAACACTAAAATAAGTTTATTTGTAGATGCTTGGGGTGCAGACGAAATATATGAAATATTTGATGAATGTGGATTCGAAGATAGATCAGCATGGAAAATATTTTTAGAACTAAATAATCAACCAGCAGGATAAATAATGTATAAACTACACGTAATTAAAGCAGATAG